GGTTCAATCAATGGTATGGGTTCAGATACTATTCGCGTTCGCAAAGCCGGACTGGATGGATATGATGGATTCTCTGCTTTCACTGGCACCACAGAAGCCGATGGAGTGACCCCATCAAACCTGACTGATGGTCATGTTGATGTGGTTTGCAAACGTAATTCCTTGGCTTACGAAATCTCAGACTTGGCCTCTATGACTGGTTTGAACGGTGGCGACATTGACCCATTCCGCATTGCAGAAAGCATTGCAAACTCTTATGAAGCATTGTTTGCCAACTTGACTGGTGCTTTGGTTGCTGGTTTCACTGCAACTGCTGGTTCAACTGGTACTGACTTGACAATTGATGCATTGTTTGATGCCATCAAGCAATTGGAAGCCGCTGGCAGTGGAAAAGGTGCCCCTGGTCCTTATGTTGCTGTTTTGCATCCAAAGCAATGGGCTGACATTCAAGATGACATCTTGGCTGCAACCACTGGTTTGTTCCAATTCACTCCAGCATCTTATGAAGCAATCAGTGCCAAAGGTGGTCACTACAAAGGAAACTTCATGGGTGTTGAAATCTACACTTCTTCATACGTGACCAATGATGGAACTGACCATGCTGGTGCTATCTTTGGACCCGGTGCTGTTGGTTATGCAACTGGTATGCCAGCCCCTGTTGGTGCAGTTGAAGCCATGGAAATGGGCGAAGTAATGATTGAAATGGACCGTGATGCTGCCAAGGCGCTGACCAAAGTTGTTGGACATGCATACTTGGGAATGTCAATCATTGACCAAGACCGTGGTGTTACTTTGATCTCTGGTATCTAATCCTGTTCAATTCGTGGTGGTGGCTTCCTGTGTGGAGTCACCACCTTTTTCCAATGAGGTACACAAATGGAAATACAACCACAAAAATGGTCACCGATGACCGCAAACACACAAAACGCATTGCCAGCGCGCCCAAATCATCCATTCTATTACAAATGGCATCCAACCAACTGGCAGTTTGTATACCGTGATGTGGAAGTGACAACCGGCAAAGGTGAAAAGACCAAGACACAAACAATCAAGAAGGGGTTTTTCATTCCTTATTTGAGAATGGAACGTGTTGTTCCTGGTGTCAATGGCATTCACCAAATCAGTGGTGAGATTGGCAACCCCGGTTCCAGAATCGGAAAGTTGCAACAAGAAGGTTGGGTTTATCTTGACCCACAGAAATATGACTATATGCATGTGTATCCAGTTCGTGGTGGCCGGTATCATTGTCCAAAATGGAACAGTGTCAAAGTTGTTGCCGGTCGTTTGATTGAAAAGATGGATACAGAACAGTATCAAAATTGGTGTGTCAATCTGTTGCGTTCAAACATGTTGGGTACTCCAGAACCGCACTTTTGGGAATTGGCAATCATTGACCAATCCAACAACCGCAAGATTGAAGTGTTGGTGAAACAACAACATCTTCCAGAGAAGAAAGAACAGTTGGATATATTGCGTGCTACAATCAAAGACATGAAAGACTTTGTCAAAGAGTTTGAGACAAAGGGATTTGAAATCTATGAGGACTTTGTAAAATGAGCAACGCGACCCCCTATGCACCACAAATCAAAGTGCCAGAATTGTTGGAACGTGGCAAATCACAATTGACCACATTGCCAATATACCGTGATGGTTCATTGGTGGGTCCAATCTCAGTCAGATACAGTTTGATTGCACCAAATGGAACCAAGATTGTTGATGCAGCGGTGGGAACATTCCCCGGTAACATTCCACAATACACACACAGCGCAGCAAACTTGGCTTCCACTTTGGAACTGGGTGAAGGCTATTTGCAAGAATGGGAAATTGAATTGGTGGGTGGCACGTTCAACTTCCGCAGAAGCGCAGCCATTGTCAAACGCAGATTATATCCAGTTGTCAGTGATGGCGATTTGACCAGCACTTATTCACAACTTGCTGACATTCGACCCAGCACACTCAGTTCATATCAGTCATATATTGATGAAGCATGGTACACCATGATTCAGAAGATGCGGCAAGAAGGTGGTGGACTGGAATACTTGGTCATGTCTGCTGAAGCATTTCGTTCTGCACATCAGAACTTGGCTTTGTACTACATCTTCAGAGACTTCCACAGCAGTCTTGGACAATCCAATGGTCGATATTTAGATTTGGCCAGTGAGCATTTCAAACAATACACCTATGAATGGAAACAAATCAACTTTGTGTATGATTATGACCATGATGGCCACAGTGATCAACCAAACAACCGACAAGCCAAACAACCAGTCATCTACACAACACAAGCCGGTTCACATTTGCGATTCCGTAGGACAAGAAGAAGATGAAGTTCAGTGCAGTCAGATTTGCCATTGCAGAAAAAGTTGCTGCCATTACTGGTTTCAAACTGTCCAACCACAGTCCAGATTTCTTTGGTCGTACACAGAACACGGTTGCACACAAGGCATTCACAGTTGGCATGGAATCATCCAGTGCAATGGATGAAAGACAGCGCAGAAGTGTTGGTGTTTATGTTTCCAGTCCAGTGTCAGTGGTGTTTTCATATCGCTTGCGACCTTTGGACATTTACCCAACAGATTATGATTTGGCCATGGACACAGAGCAAACAATAATTTCTGCCTTGTTGGAAGCATATACAAGTCCAAACAATCTGTTCACAATCAGATATAATGGTTCAACAAGAGATGTGACAGAGTCACAAGAATACATCATTATCACTCTTGATTTCACAGTCTTACACACACTCAACCCGGAGGCCTGACATGGCTTATTCTGTAGTGCCAAAAACAAAACGTGATGGCAAAATTGAACTTCTTGATGGAACTGGTGTACCAGTTGTCTTGGAAGTTGCGTATGAAGATGGAAACTTTTCATTTTCTCAACCTCAACAATTCAGTGAATTGGTGGTCATGGACCGCGGAAACTTTGCCGCTGTTCGCAAGCAAGATGAACAAGCAATTACTGGTTCTTTTGGCTTCCATTTCAGACAGTTCACTGATGGTTCTGAAGCCGGCAGTGTTCGTGACTTCATCAACAAGACTGGTCACTATTCTGCAAACATCTCAACTGGTTTGTCTGGTGTTCCTTATGTTGAACACTACTGCATTGACATTCGTTATGTTGCTGAAGGAACGGACTTTGGTGATGATGCTGACCACACAGTGACACTTGCAAAATGTGTTTGTTCACTGGACTTCTCTGAAGGTGACCCAAGTTCTTTCACTCTCAACTTCACCTGTTATGGCGGTGCAGTTGTTGGTGGACCTACCTAAAATTTACAAAAACATAGGGCAATCCAATGGGTTGCCCATCTTTCATGAAATGTGAGGTACTATATGAAAGTCAATTTGAAGAAACTTGGGGAACATGAAGTTGTTCTGCCAAAATCACTTGCTGTTTGTTTGGACTTTGTGAGCATTTGGGGTTCTGAACCCAATCGTGCTCAGTTGGGCAGATTGTGCGCTGCTGCAATTGCAGTTGGTGTTGATCATTCCAAAGTGTTGCCAGCATATCCAGTTGCCAGTGGTGACCCCATTACATTTGGATATAAAATCTTGGACAGATTGTTGAATGCTGGAATGACACCAGGAAACATCTATGAACAAGGGTCAATGGTTCTTGTTGAGATGATGAAAGCCATACCAAAAGAAGAAGAAGTTGAGGACACAGCAAATTTTTCTTGAGTCGGTGGGGTTCGTTTGATTTGATGGTGATGCGGATTGCCATGAGATGGAACCAAGAACCAATGTGGTTCTACACATTGGACCCATCGACACAAACCAAAGTGATTGCGGAATACAGATTGCATTGTGAATCCCCAGAAGAAAAGAAGGCTAGACAGGAAGCCATAAAAAGGGCTAAAATGGAAGCAATGATTCAGAAACGGATGCAACAATGAAAAATTACAGTTCTGGCAATGCAACAGTGACCATTCAAGAAGACATGCAACAGATGTTCATGGGCTTCTTGAAAACTGTTGCACCCAACGCAGAAGCAATCATGGATGCCGAACTGAAACGCATTGAGAAAGAAGCAGAAAAGGATTGGCCAAAGCGCAAACCAATCATCCGAAGGGATTCACAAGGGCAGATTGTCTTCTTTAGAAAGACCAGTTTGGAGAGTTACAAGAAGTTCAAACGTGGTATGAAAGTGGATGCCAATGGAAACTTTGTGGTGTTTCTGAAGAACACTGCCCCATACAGTTACATGATAAAGTATGGTGAGGACTCCGAAAACTGGAAAAGCCAAGACATCATCAAACCACAAGGAAAGCGCGTGGCAGATGAAACTTTGGTCAAACCCCATCGAAAAACAGCAAACAAGGTTGTCAAGGCATTGGCCAATGACCTAGCAAAAAGAGTGTGACCCATGGCAGAAGAAAAGAAAAGCATTGAAATCAGTTACAAAGCGAACTTGTCAGACTTGTTGGCAAAACTCAAGACCATCCCCAATGTCACTGATGCAGAAGCCAAGAAGATGGTGGCCGCATTGGACAGGCAACTGAAGCAAGCAGAGAAAGCAGCCAAGCAATCAGCCGAAGCATCCAAGAAAGCAGCCAAAGAAGCAAGTCAAGCCGCGCGCAGAAGTGTATCAGACTTCGATGACATGGCAGATGCAGCAAGGCGCGCAGAAGGCAGAATGGAGAAGGTTGGTGAAAGTGCTGGAGACATTGACCGTGGTTTCAGTTCTGTTGGTCTTGCATTGCGTGGTGTGAATCCTCAGTTGGCTGAAGCGGCAGATGGTCTGGCTGATGCCTTCGCTGTCACAGAGGGACTGACCATGTCCTTCACAGCCCTGAATCCTATTGTACTGGCTGGTGCTGCTGCTGTTGGGGCCTTGACTTTGGGGTATATGTCCTATCAACAGGAAATAGAAAGGTCAAAACAGTTGACCCTTGAATTGAGAGATGCACAGAAAGCCCTAAATGATATGTACAGGGGCCAGGAAGCCAACTTCAGGGACAGTCTTGCCAAGTTGGGGGAAATCACTGATGAATATGCTGTCCTGACTGGTCAAATTGATAAATATGAATTGGCCCTACGGAATACTGAAAGAAGTGTCAAGGCAACTTTCCAGGGAAACATTGACCAACAGGCAGACCTGATAGCACAAAGGGAAAAAGAATTGGCCCTGGTTGAGAATATGAGAAAGTCCAACATGGGAAGTATCGCTGATGCCTATGTCCTTTCAGAAACAGAAAAGGAAACCCTGAAGACCTTGCAACTTCAAACCAAGGGTGTGAATAAAAGAGTTGACCTAACACAACACGACATGTATCTGAACAATGAACTGTCTAAGATACAGGCAGCCCTGGTGAATGAAATAGCAAAACAGGAACAGGGTATGGCCATCCTGGTGAAACACCAATCTGATGCTGTGGACATGGCGCTGGAGATACAGGAATATGAAAATGAAAGTGCCAAGGCCAAAGAAAAGCAAGTAAACAGTCATGATGAAGTACTCGAAAATCAAGAAGAAGAAGCAGACAATCTACGCAATCTGATTGAACTGGACCAAAAAAGATTCAAAAAAATACAAGAAGCCTCTACTACCTTACAAAAAATGACAGAAGAACAGGGGCTGTCAAAAACTGAAATGGATGAACTAAACTTTGCAAGAGAATTAGAAAGGATTGCAGAACTTGGTGAAGTATCAGGACAACAAGCAGAAGCCCAAGACCTGATAAATGCTAAAATTGCAGAGCGTGAAAAGAAAAGAATTGCTGACTTGGCAAAAATGAAAAGAGATAAGTTTAATGAAGATATGGAAATGGCCAAATCAATGTTTTCTGCTTTGTCTGAATTTTCAGCCGCAGCAATGGGATTTTTGAAGGAAAGAGGTAAAGAAGATTCTAAAGCCGCAAAATCACTTTTCAGAATGTCACAGGCTGCGGCTATTGGTGAAATCGGAATGGAAGCCGCTAAACAAGTAATGGCAGCAACTGCGCTTCCTCCTGGTTTCCGTGGTGCAAGGATTGGATTAGTTCTAGCAACAGCAGCAGCACAAACAGGTATTGTAATGGCCCAGAAACCACCACAATCATCATTCCACATGGGAGGGATGGCACCGGATGAAATGGGTGCCAGAGTTCTAACCGGTGAAGCAGTGTTGGACCGTGCAACCGTTGACAGAATAGGTGGTGAACAAGGTGTTCAACAGTTACAGAATGGTGGTATGATGCAAGACAGAGTGGTTGTCATCCAACCTTTCAAGCACTTTGGCAGATTTGTGAGAGAAATCGGATACAAACCACAAAAACAAACCGGAATAAGGGCATATTGATATGGGAACAAATACAACACCAGACAAAATGCGTGGGTTAGTCATTCCCACTGTCAACATAACAAAAGATAACATTTGGCCAGAGCAGTCCACATTCACCCAACAGAATCCACGCGCTGGGATTGCCAAACCAAGTCAACCATATACTGGATTGACATTGGCAATGGCTGGTGAACAATCTCAGGACATCACAGTTGAGACAGTCGAAGGTGGAACACCAGGAGAGAAAGCAAGTTTTGTGTGGTCTGGAACAGATGCAGTCCAATTGGGACAGAATGCCAACAATGTTGTTAGTGACTGGAAATACTTTTCATTCGGTGCTGGTGCAACCAATTATGATGATTTCGATGCCGTGGCAACTGATGATGGAACATTGTATTGGGTTCAAGAACGTGTGGTTGGTGCTCAATACTTGATTTCAGTCCACAGACAGAAACGCGATGGAGCACAAGAAACATTGCAGACATTGTTGTTGACCACAGTGACCGGTTCACCAAATACCACAGCAAAACCAGCCATTGCACAGTTGAAAGATGGGTCATTGATTGTGACCTATTTTGATTACACCACCACAGACCAAGTGAACTTGTTTGTGTGGCGAAGTTATGATGGTGGGGACAACTGGCAACAAGTCAGCCGCAGAGCAATGGTGACCAGTGACATTCTTGTTGGTGCAAGTGGTGTGTATATCGACACCACCAAACTGATTGTTTCTGATGACATTGTGACATTGCTGGTTGGGCTACGTTCCAAAATTACAATTGCCGGTGTCAATTATTTGGTTCAATTTGTGAGTCGTGACAGTGGCACTTCATTCTATACACTTGGCAACTATGGAACAGACCATGCATTTCCAACTGGTGTTTCATTGCCAGATGGTCAGATTGGGTTTGCCTATGTTTCAGCCACAGACACAATCAGTTTCTTGAGAATACCACAACCGGGGATTGCAGCGGCTACACAACAATACACAAGTGAATATGAAGTGGACATTTCCAGTGGTGCCAAGACATGGGCAACACAAACTGGAACAGTGTTGCAGAATGGGTCTGTGGCAATGTGGTATCAAGATGAAAGAATCTTTGTGGTGGCACGTGACACCAGCAATGACATCTATGGTTTCCAATCTGATGACTTGGGTGACACTTGGCAGTTCATCAGCCAAACAAACACACCAGGCATTGATACCAGTTTGGTCTTTGGTCCCAGAAGTTCAACTGCCATTGAAAACTTGAAAGCAGTTGTTTGGGAGGGTCGCACATTGTTGATGATGAACACCAAACAATCCATTGCTGCTTTGTACCTTGGTGGCTTCAGTTCTGTGCAACATCAAGAGTTGGTGATTCAACCAGACAGAAACCAATTTGTTGGATATGAAGCCAACTGGGTTCACAATCAATTTCCAGATACAAGTTCACATTGGGCAACAACTGGAACTGGAATTGTTTCTGTTTTGTTGGATGGTTTGAGAATCACAACTTCCAGCAACACCAGAGAATATAGATATTCAAGTGCAGTGTATTCACAACAGTTCTACCGGTTCAAGATGAAAGTGACCACAGGAAACATCTTGACCAATGACTATATCACATTCAAAGTGGAAAACAGTGATGGTTCAAACAGTTATACATTGCGCGTTCGCTTTGGTACTGGTCAATTTCGCATATATGACCACAGTTCATTGTTGGCCACTGTTGCATTGGATTTGACCAATGTTCATGAATTCATGGTGTTCCAAGATGCCACAAAAGTCAAAGTCTATCATCGTGAATGGGATGAAAAGCAAGCCAAGAAATGGACAGAAACCGCAGTGACATTGGGAACACAAGCCCCCGGTGCTGCTGGTCGTTTGTATTGGGGCCATCTCACATTTACCAGCACAACATTCCAATCATACTGGTCAGAAATGCAAGTTGGCTTCAATGGCTTTGGCCAACCAAACACTGAATTGCGCGGTGCATTGTATCCAGCCTATGGTTCATATCAATACATTGATGAAGGTTTGTTGCTGTCTGCAAAGGACAGTCCAGCGCGTGCAGAAGACCAATACACCATCAAACCAAGATATGATTTCCCTGTGGAAAACATGTTTCATGATGTTGCCTTGTCTCCAAAGGTTGTTTGGCGAAGTGTGGATGATTCCACAGCCCAACAGATTGCATTCTATACTGACCCAGTTGTTCAAGCCACAGCACGTTCTTTGGGTCTTTCTGATGTTGCTGGTGTTCATCTTGCAAACATCAATTGGAGACTGGCCACAATCAAATCTTGGAATGGCACCAGTTGGGACAACATTGCAAGCATTGACACCAGTGAAGGACTGACAGGGACATTCAAACGCAGTGGTTCAACAATCATTGCCAACGCATCCAGCAAGGCATTCTATTTGAAATACAATGAAGCCAATGGTTGGCATGCAGAACTGGTCAGTGGAGAAGACAAGGTTGTTGTCAAAATCAAACAAAACAGTGAAGGTCTGTGGTCAACTGCCAGTGATTCCAAGCAGTGTGTGTTGGTCATTGATACACAACTGAGTGACCCCAGCACATTGCCAACCAGTGGAACAATCAAACTGATGCCAACAAACATCACACTGATTGCAGAACTGTTTCAAGGTGCAGCATCCAATGTTGGTTCATTTGCCTATGCCATCGAAGTCCAAAACCAAGCCACTTTGCAAGGGTATTTCCAAATTGGAACAATGATGTGGGGCAATGTGTATTTCATGGCACCACAGTATCAACGCGGCAGAACAATCACATTTGACACCAATGTTCAATCATACACCACCAATGATGGACAATACTATGCCAGAAAGATGTCAGATGGCAAGCGCAGTTTCAGAGTGGCATGGACTGAACCAGTGGACACCACCAGAATCCATGAACTGAACCCAGACTTTTGGGAATTCTCCACTGCTGGAGATGCTCAACCGGTTGCACATTATGGGGATGCGGTGTTTGGCATGCTAGGTATTGCCCAGTATCTCAGTGAACAGAAACCGGTGGTCTATTTGCCAAGTATCCCCAAAGATGACATGGATGAAGGTGTGTATTTGTTTAACCGATACCACAACCAAGCATTTGTGTTGGTCAATGGTTCGGTATCAATGGAAAGTGTTCTTGGTGAAGAAGAACAAGATGAAATGTTTAGATTGTCCACAGTGAACTTGATTGAGGTGGAATGATGTTGCATCCAACTGACATACAAGGAAAAGAACTGTGTTTTCTTTTGGACTTGGACTGGCTTGGTAAGAAATACCGGTTCAGCACGATTCCAATTGATTTGGTGGATTCCAGAAGTGGTCAAACATTCAGATACAATGGCAGACTAGGTGACCCAGACATTTCACAACAGACAGAGTTTGTTGGTTTTGACATTGATGGCAACAGCATTGCATTGGAACTGACCTTTGATGATGTGGATTGGATTACAGAATGGAAGAATGGCCGCAGTTTGGATTTGGCAGATGCAGAACTGTCAATGATTGTTGTGTCAGATGGATACACCTCATTCAAGTTTGAAGACCGTGTTCCATTGTTCTTGGGCAAAATCAAAGACCCAATCATTGGCAGCCCCACAAAGCCAGTTGGACATGTTGCATTCAGTATTGAGAACAGCACCAATGTCAAGGCCATCAAGTTGTTGGACAACAGTTTTGAGATTGACCCATATTTGTTTCCTGGTCTCGATCAACGTGCAGCGGCTTTGGGTCGTGTCATAGAAACACCAATTGGTCAATATGTTCCGTTTGTGTTTGGTGCGCTGGGTACTTGGTTCATTCGGAAAAGTGGAAGTGGAAGATTTGAAACACTAAGGGATGCAAGATGCAGTCCAGCATATATCATTGATGCCACTGGCACTGGAATCAACTTGGAAATCACTTTGATAATCGGAGTTGGCAAGGTGGATGCTGGTCGGGTTCGTATTTGGGACCAAGATGGTGGAAACTTTGTCAACATAGTGAGAACCCAAACCAATTCTGATGGCACTCGGTATTCATACACAACATATAAACTTGGCAGTGTGATTGAAGACAATGGTTTTGTTCCTGGACTTGATGAAGATCAAACATTTTGGGTTTCATGGGCTGAATACGGTGAAGGCATCCAAGACCCATTGACTGGTCAATCACTTGGTGTTGCTGGCAATCTGTGTTTGTATCTTCTTGAGAAGACTGGATTGCAATACAACAAGGAAGCATGGATAGGATTGTTGCCAGTTCTGAACAAATACAAGTTTGCCGGATATATCAATGACCCCGGTGTTCTTGCATTGGATTGGTTCCAAGGAAACATTGTGGCCAATTTGCCAATTGAAGTCTTTGCCGGGCCAAAAGGATTGGAACCACGTTTGAACTTGTACTTCACTCAAGACCAGATTCCAGCACAACACCACATTCTGGAATCTGGAAAGTTTGAGGTGCGAACAGGACTGCAACCATTAAGAAATCAACCAATCAACAAGGTCACAATCAAATATGGCTACACTGGTCGGTTAGAACACTATCTTTCAACAATCACGATTGACCCAGAACACAGTGGACTGCAGAACCCATTCATTGCACGCGACCCAGTCAGTGACCTGTCTTATTCAAGATTTGGATTGCGTGAAACGGTTTTGGAACTGGAGTTTGTTTGGGACATGCACACAGCCTACAGAATCGCACGCGATAAAATCAGAATGAGTGGTTTGGGTGGTATGGGTGTTGAGGTGTTTGCATTCCCAGAGTTTGGATATTTGGAAATTGGTGAAATCATTTCATTCACTTCTGAACGATTGGGATTGACTGACCACAAGTGCCAAATTGTTTCCAAGAATTGGAGTGGTGGCCAATGGCGATTTGTTCTGCACCTGGAAGACAATGCACTGGTGAACCCAAGAACAGTTTCATGAATGGAACTTATAATGTGATAGTATGAAACCATGATAGTTTTCATAGACAGACAACATGCCGGCAAGCCTAGCAAAATAGATGACCGTGGTGCTTCGGTGGACATCAATGGTGATGGAGACATTGCCAGTGATGAATTGGAAGCACATTGGACTGGATATATCAGTTTGATGTTGGAAATGCGTTTGATCAACATGGGATACAAGGTAATACCATTGTGTGATGGTTCCTATGCAAGCAGACATGCCAGGGTCAATGACTATGCAAGCCGATATGATGAACCAATGGTATATTTGGCCATGCACCTGAATGCCGGTGGTGGCAGTTATGGTGCATTC